TGGCGCTATTGATGTTTATGCGGGTGAATGCTTGCACCTCCGGCTTAACTACCTGCCGACCACGGCGTTGCTTAACGTGTTTTTCGCTCTCCTTGGCTTCTGTAACTTTTTCATCGATCTGGTTTTTATGGGCAAAGAAAACTTTACCTGTCGTCAAAGAGCGCACCATGAAGTATTCGCCTTCATCATGTGAACTAACAACTTCTACTTTCACACCATTAGGGGTGTAAGTAAATTCTTTGATTTCGGCGACAGTCATTATGCAGACAGTATCTATCGTTAGTTTACCTAATTTATACTGAAAACAGCAACCAACTAAAAAATGCCTACGATGCCTGGTTTTAGAATCGCAGGTAAATTTCTAAAGCATATCCCGTTTGCAGGAGATGTAGGTGTCGGCGTAGCGGAGATGTATAACCCTAGTGAAGCAAGTGCGGCGCAAAGAATTTTAAACGCTTTAATTATTGGAGGCGGAGGAGCTGCAGCCAGTGCAGCCACGGGTGGCTTGGATTTCATCCCCGCAGTAGTCGGAGCCGTGGCAGATACGCCCCTAGAAAACATTAATCCTGAAACAATTTTGAGACGGTTAGCTTACAAACTTGGACAAGGTAAAGATCCGGGTACTACAACCGGACAACAAATAGAACGTATTCGAGAGTGGAGCAAAAACAAACGGAGAGAGCGCGGACCTGAATACGAAAAAGTCCCTCTCATGTTCTAATAAAAAAGCCCCTCCGAAGAGGGGCCTTTATTTTGCCGAAAGTTATCAGGCCGGGACAGTCGAAGTGTACACACTCGATTCCACGAGGCCGCCAGGCTGCAGGGCCAGATCGTCGCGCTTGGGCGCTTCGTCCGGAACAATCCAGCAAACTTCGCAGATACCGAGAGCTTTGTTCTTGCCAGCCAGTTTGCCAGACTGAGCGCGGGGGTCGTAGACACCCGAAGCCAGAGTCAAACCGGAAGCAGCAACGCCGCCCAGGTTGCGAGTAGCGAACAGTTTCCAAGTGGTGTCTGCAGTCAGAACAGACAGGTTGTTGGAGTTGATGATGTTGACCGAGTTGAACGTACCGTTTTCGATGCGGCTGTTCGAACCAGTAACCGAAACACCAAACTTACCGGAGACCACGGTGCCGTCGGCACGCAGACCTTGATCCATTGCGGGAACAAGGGTCAGCTGAGGCGTGGCCGAACCACCACCAACACCGCTGCTGATCACGTCGCCGCCGTCAACACGGAGTGAAGTCCGGTAAACGTAAGCGCCCGAAGGAACGGTAATACCGTTCGTGATGTCAGCCCGAATATCTTTGTGATAATCGGGGGAGGGGATGATGACGTTGGCGCTGCTGAAGGAACCGTTGGAACCATTCAGACCAGAACCGTAAGGTTGGGTGTAATACTCAAGCTGGTTAACGCTACCCAGAGCCTGATAAGACAGGTCGACGTAGCCGATAGCCTGCTGAGCAATCCAGCCGGGACGGAAAATAACACCAACAGGACCGCCAACGGGCTGGCTGGTCAGAGTTTCCGAAGTACCGTTTTCGTTCAGATAAACGACGGACTTCTCTTCGTGCCAATAACGAAGAACGTTGGTGTAGTTACCAGGATAAATCTTGGCAACCGAGATTTGTGCGGGATTAACAGTCATGATTAATTACCTCCTCAAGCGTTGAATGAGTAGGCAATGGTGGCGAAGTCAGCATTCAGGAGTTCGAAACCTGCGTACAGGCTCCAAATCATCATGATGAAACGGCTGAAATCGTCATTGTTGTTGAGCAGCACTTGGGCGTTGTTACCGCCGATGCCGACACCAACAGACTGCGGACCGAAGAACATACCGATAGCAGATTCGTACGAAGACGAAGTACCGCCGATGGTCGCAGTTTGGCTCTGCGAAGGCATGTTGGTCGATTCGAAGAAGCGAACACCTTCGAACACGAAACCGGTCGGCATGATCGGCTCACCGGCCACAAAGGTGGCTTGGCCGAAGCCCTGACCCATGTAGATGGCAGCGTTGGGCTGCATCGAGGACATCAGGGGGTTGATCTGACCATTGCCGGGATAACGAGCAACTTCACGGAAGTCGCTGTTCTGGCGCAGGTGCATCAGGAAGGTAGGATCGCAAACGCAGCGATAGAAACCATCCTGGTAGGTAGGAGTGTTCCGCTTACGCAGGCTCTTCACCACGCGCAGCAGGTCATCCTTAACGTCGAACTTAGCTTGCTCGGCGTTGGCGTAGGTGAGGCTACCGACGGCGAGATCACCGGGGTAGTAGTAACCACCTTGGCTGTCAGAAGACTGACCCTTGGAAACAGCTTTCAGGAGTTCGTTGATGAACACCCGATCACGCCAACGACGATAGTCGTCGAGCAGAGTCAGGGAGCCGATCGACTGGTGGAAAGCGGTAAGGTTACCGGTATCCAGCAGAAGACGCTGAGCAGTAATAAGGGTTTCGCGAGCAATCTTAAAGGTGCTCGGCTGAGTGGGATCGGAAGGGTCAGCGGGGCCCGTGTATTCGCGAAGCGTCACGAGCACTTTGTCCTTTACAATGTTCCTGCTGTTTGCAGTACCGATGGTCTGCTCAGCAGTGCGCTCACGTGACTCCTTGCTCCCAGGGTTTCCCCAAAAGCGATACAACTGTTATCCTAGAGGCTCTTTATCCTCTAGTTCTTACGGTTTACCATCCCGTAAGGTCAGACTATATCATCATGGTGCTAATTGCACTCATGCTCCGCGCTCGTGCCGCCTTATCGCCTTCATCCACTAAAGGGATGTTCAGGCTCGCCTCGTACTCTCGTTTACTTTTTGTATTGTAATGAGAGTATTTGAGGGTGACTTTATACCTCATAGAGGAGTGGACGTAAGGACGTATTTTTGCAAGAAACCTAGGCATTGCGCTTCGGTTTATGCGTACGCGATACAACCCACCGTCTCTGTAAGGTTTAGCTTCAGCGTCTGTTAAAGAATTAATCCAATCGCAGACAAGAAGTGATTCTTCTAGAGGGCGATATAGATTCAAAATACCTTTATTAATGGCTGATGTAGTTGCACCTACGCAACCATCATCCATCCAGAACACTGCTAAAGCTTCCAAATCTAAAAGACCTAAAACCTTTTTTGTAAACACCTTCTCCCCGTTTAAATAAAAGAGAGAATAGAGTTCTTTAAGAACAGGGTTTACAACCATGCTTTGACACGACAAATGAAACTTTTCAGTACGTTTGTCGTAAACCAAGCGAGGTAGGCTTACCGATCCTTTAGTTCCTAACTCTTCATTTATTCGGTCAATTTTATAAACCAAATAATCTCGTTGGGCTGCTGAATGCGTAAAACTCAAATAAACAGAGTTTTTGCGGTCTTTAGGAATACCCAAACAACCGTCACCAGCAACAGAAGCGAGAGTAAAGAGAGGAATGGAAGTCACAGCGGTAGTCGTTGAACCTTCCGATCTTTTCAGATCGGCTTGGCTGCTGATCGCCCAGTATCGCATAATGCGACATGGTGGGTTTCCAGCAATTCACGGAGTTTAATGACCGCCATCGCTACTCAACGGTCAAGCTGCACGGTCTGGCCTGGTTGCTTGCTGAAGTCATGGACTACTCCGCTGCCATCTCTACAACGTACGCAGGATGCGGACGATAGAGTTCTGCACCGAGCAGCTTCGGAAAATCATTGTCGACGAACAAAGCGTCAACCTCCGAAAAACTACATACTTAATTTAACGAAAAAACATCTATATGAGCACTTCCTTGTCGCATTTTTAGCGTTTAACCTTTCTGATTGCTCGAATTAACAGACGCACTAAATGTCCTGACAAGGTTACGTACACCCTCAGAACCTTGGAAGTACACCGAACCTAGGTTCGAAACGTAACGCGTTGAGCCGCCACGGTAAATGGTGCGGATTACAGCAGACATCAAGCCGGGAACTTGAGCCCTAGTGGCTTCCGTGTATGTACGGCAATAGACCGGAGGGTTGTATACCCAATCAGCTCGTGTAGCAACACCTGAACCAACAGCCGTGGTCAGTAAACCGCCTTCATAACGACCGTGAGTTACTCCACCCCCTGTAATACCTTCAGCAACCGTATTAGAGTCTGGTGTTTTATAAGGGGAGTAATCTTGATTATCTGGCGCGACACCTCCGAAATACGTATAAGGAAGAGTTTGCCGAACACCAAAGTTCGAACTAAAAGAAGTTTGAACTTTGGCGTATGCGATTGTTGAAAAACCTAAAGGTCTATATCCTTCCTCGGCACTAAGAGCCCCGCTTGGTTGATACGCAACACCGGGGGTGTAATCAATCCAGTAACCCGAGACAGCCTGTGGAACTTCTCGAAAATCGTCTGTAACATACCAGAGACCACTGTTAGGAATACCGGGAGCAATCCGACCCAGATCCGCTCCAACATCGACGATGCCAGAAGATACAACTAAAAACGCTTCATGATTTGGTCCGCTTTGCAGTTGATGCGGACCTGAAGCGTATTTATAGTTTGTTAACGGAATGTATCCCACGGGGCTATGGCATATAACCCCATTCTAAGTTTTAACTAAATCAGATTTGACCTGAAGCTGCAACGATATTGTTCAACGTGCTCATGTCGGCACTGATGTTTGCCATATCGGCGTTGTACTGAGCTTTTAACAGATCCAGTTCCTGCTTCAGTTGCTCAACTTCCTGTATAGAAGGAGTCGAAGACCGACGGCGACCAAGAGGATTCGGCATGAATTTACTTATTCTTAGATTCAGTATACTTCTTCGCTTTTTTCTTCGCCTTTACACGCTCAGGAAGATCGCCTTTAGTTTTTTTTTCATACTCCTCAACCTTGGCTTTAGAGATTTCTCCCCGCTCAGCCATTGCGTAAAACTTACGTCTTTGGCTTTCTGACTGGAAAGGCATAAAAACCTCTAACTGATTTAATTATAAAAAAATCCCCGAGATTTTACCCTCGGGGACTCCCACGTTTCTTCCGAACAGATTCTATCAGGCTTGATCCAGGAAAAGAAGCTTGCTGCGGAAAGCTTCAGGACCCATTTGGCTCAGATAACGCCAAGCTTGCTCGGGGTTCTGATTCATGACTTGGCCGAAACCTTGCCATTGGATTTGGGGATCAGCGCTAGGAGCGCCAGCACCAGCCGAAGCCGGAACAGCAGGCAGCTGGTCGTAGCGGGGCTGGTAATTTTCGGTAGGAGCAGTCTCATCCACGGGGTAAACCTCGGTAAAGAACCGATTGGTGTAATCGGCCAGATGATCCGGGTCAGTAAGGATGGTCTCCATAGCCAGACCGCGAGCTGCAACATTCTCCAGCACCGAGTGCTGTTGAATCAGTGCATCCTCAAGCACCGTGGCATACTGATTCAGAATGCCGGGAGCTTCAATGCCGAAGTGATTAACGACGGCGGTTGTTTCGGGACTTAACTGAGCGCTCTGTTGCGCGTCCGTAGAAGTCGGAGAGGAAGTTTGGGTCGTATACCCGTTGCTGTACGAGGTCGGCTGAGCCGATGGTGCCTGGTAAAGATACGGTTGGGCCAGTGAACTCTGACTGTACAGTTGAGTATCCGGCATTTGTGCCGGGCTCTGCTGATACTGTGCTGTCTGGCTGGGGGACGGGGAGAGGCGTGAGACCACCCGTTCCAAACTGCCCATCGCTGCTTCCCACGGATTGGACGGGGAGTAAGCCGACGGATACTGGCTGGACTGGTTGCTGGTAGAAGGGGCCGTAACCTGTTGTACCGGCGACGGCGCTTGGGGCATAGTTGCCGAAGGCGCCCCCTGGGTAGTTGCCACCCATTGCGGGTAGGCGGTTGAGCCCATATCCGCCGAGGGAGCGGCCTGAGGGGCTGCTACCGCCGGGGAGACCGGGCTCGGGATCGAAGCTGGGATCTGCTGGCTCATAGCTGCCCGAGTAAGTCAGTTCTTGCGCAAGGTGGTCAAACGTCCTATAAAGCAAGGGCGTTAGGTTTAGCCGAGGATCAGCCGCTAAGGGCGTATTCGGCGCGAGTGGATGTGGCGCTTGCAACATCTGATTCAATAATAGTAGAAATTGCTGAAAAGCGCCCTGAGTTTGTTGAATCATTCGGAAGGGAAAACCCTTCAACATTTCTGCACGCTCAGTATCCGTTTTATCCGGGAACAAATACTTCAGAGCTTCGACGCTATCAACACCAAGCTCCTGAAGATTTCGAACAACAATAGATTTTTGGTTTACGTCGTAGGCGGTGTCTTCATAAACATCACCTTGGAACCTATAAGTAACTTCCCGATCACCATCAGGTGGTAAACCAAAAACACCACGTGGGACTTTGTTCTCAGTGACAGCAGTCTGAATAGCAACCGTAACTTGATCTTCGTACTTAGCTAATTTCTTCTGATACCTAGCAACCGACTCTTCTGTTTCTTCTTTAGGTGCGTTAGGGGGCAGCATCCCCATAACCTGAATAAAACTCTCGCGGAAAACCTGCTCTTGATGGTAGAGAATCATCTCCAACAACTTGCAGAATCCGTAGGTCAAGAAGCTCTTGTTTTTACGAAGAGCTGTCGCC